TCGTTGGATTATTAGATACATAATCACAATGTTCGCATTGGCGAGGATACGGAATTTTAATATAATCTTTTGGTGCTGGCATAAAGTTATTTATGCCTTTAAGAAACTACACTGCGTTTTGTTCCGCTAATAAATTCATATTAACAACTACTAACTGTGCGTAGGCACAACTATGACTACGTTTGAATGAATATTCACCCTCGACTTTATCCCAAACAGTTTCAGCGACTTCCTTCCAAGTTTTACCTATTAGATGTCGCTTGCCTGGACGTATGACTGCTAGGAACATAGCCAGTCTAGGAATAGAGTCTACAGGTTCAGGCATTTTAAGTAGTGTATCGTAATGATTGTTGATGTGGATTAACTGCGCACATATTGATGGATCATACAGTTTAGCCCAATCGGGTTCTTGCATGAGCTTGATTAGATGTTCTTCACTTTTAACTTGTCGATAGACATGAACGTTAAGCAAGTCTAATTTCATATAACCACGATCTTCAGCGACTTCATAATCTAGACTGGCCTGTCCAGAGAATGGATCTACGGGTATGTCTGTGGCATAAACACCTGTATTATGTCGAACCAACTTACCATCACGCAGGATGCTAGCTGGAGTTACGTCAAGCAGATTCAATACCTGATCGCGATCAGCGAAGTCTATGTCAATGTCACTTTTAAATTTCATATGGGCTCGGTGGTATTGACATGGTAGGTGGGGGTGTTCCTGGTGCGATACCAATGGGCTCTTGTCCAGCTGAGTGTATACCTTGTTCAATGTTGTCTAGTTGGGCACGCATCAATGCGATATCGTGATTTAACAGTGTCATGTCTGTGCGTAACAACATGATGTCATTTTTTAAATCATCAAACAATACCTTTAGTTCGTCGGCGATCATATCTTGTAATCTTTAAACGTTTTGATTATGGTTTCTAATTGTTTACGCATGATTGAATTTACATTTAATAGTTGTGCTTTATTATGATACGCTATTAATTGTAATTTGTCAATTAGATTTTGATCCCATGACATTTGCTTTACATGATTTAATAAATTTACTATAGCTAATTGCCTTTCTTGTATATCAGATATGTCATCATATTCTTCAGACCAAATTGTATTATATGTTTGGAATCCTAATGCTCTTAAATGTTCTATAAACTTATAGGATCCACAAATTATAAAAGGTATACCAGTAAGCAATGCTTTTATTGTTTTTTCTGTCAGATGGAATTCATTATGTTCATACATGCGAGTTTCTACTACTAACAATATTTTAGATTTATTATACAACTTTATTGGAATTGAAGATGAAATCGAATAGTCTTTAAATATAGGGTTATAACTATTATAAATATCAAAATCATAGTTAATATCTAGCTCTCTGCTGGGTTTTCCTAGTTCTTTCCCACTATAATTTAATACGTAGTTGTCAAATTTAATTTCTTTTTTTAAAAGATCTACCAATTGGTCGCGCCATTCTTTACGTGATCCTATTGTAGCAACAAAAAGAAAATCAGTGGATTTATTAAAAATATAATTTTTGTCTTGATAAAAATCAAATACATTATAATCTATAGCACGTTTTACGTAATCATATAAAAAATAATTCCAATGAATTAATTTATAATCTAAATTAAAATTAAATTCCTTCGTGTTCCACCAACCATTGCTAAAAAATATATATTTTTTATCTGGTGGATATTTTTTAAAATGTTCCGATACATTAAATCCCTCGGTAATCATATCTATTACTATTGTTGTTGCATTAGATTGTTGTATTGTCTCAAGATCACCATGGTGGATAACTGGCAATCCGTATGGGTCATCGACAAAAGGATTCATTATATTTGATACATTTTTATCAATGAAATTACTGTAATCTTGCAAGTTTTTGAAACTGTTTAAGAAATCTTTCAGAATTGAATTCCTACAATTAATAGGGATCATAGTTTGGCGTTCCGTAATATCTCTTTGATCCATTCAGTATCTGCCACATAATCTTTAAATTTCCTTTGCCAATATTCAGGATCTATCCACGGCATGACGATGCCTATTTGTTCTTCAGATAGATTGCTAAGAAACTCAACACCGCTATCACAGTTATATACGATCCAAGGACTAATGCGACCGGTAGATATATGATAGCATATACGATTAGGGTTACCAAACCTAAAATAATCACTAAATCCGTTTTTAAATTCTCCATGCTCATCTGCATAGTCCTGCATTTCCTTTAATGCCCGTTCAAGTGCGTCCTGTACCGCTTCTTTACGCATATACTGTTTAAGATATTCTAGATAAACTTTCTCATGACACCAATGATCCAGCTTTTTATTTTCTTTGATGACCCAATCAATGAATGCTCGGGGATTGACAGCACGGATAGCTACCATGTGTCGTCCAAACTTGACGAATGCACGATAGTAAGGACTAGCCACAAAGTCTGTATACGACTTCATCTTAGCTGAACCCTGTGTCATTTCATAGAACCGCAAGTATGCCTGTAAGCCAAACTGCACACCAGTTTCTCGTTCCTGTTGCCAGCGTCGTTTTACTTCGCAGAGATGCACCGCCAAAGAACTTTCTTTGCGGAACTCTTTTTCACAATACTTACACTTATAGGTCGGACTTGATTGATTTGTCATCGTATCCGAGTGTTCGTGCATACTCTGCAAGATCTCGTTTATCATTGATAGTGGCCAATACTTGTATTTCGTCGTCTTTCAAATGTGGAAAATGTTTAGTTAAAAACTTAACTGCTTTGCTATTGCTTTCTTTCTTTTTACCTTTGAGCCAAAAATGATATTGATTGCCCATCTGTGGACTTACACTGGTGCAACATAACCATTGTAGTTTGGTATGTTTGTTTATCTCAAAAAAGTGTTTGTTCACACGTTCATTGGTAGCCATTAGATAGTAGGCCTGTAAGTCTGCCGAACCTCCAACATTGGCACCATATTTCAGCATTAGGTATGTGCTGAATTGTTTCTTCTGTTCATCAGTGAACTTGTCATAGTAAGCACGATCCTTGCGATCAAATGCTGCCATCTCATTACCGATGTATAAGGGATCTGGATTGCTCATCGTTTATTTCTAACGTAATTGATTAACTGTTCCATGCTGCTCTGCATGTTTCTAAATTTGATTTTCATCGATTCGATTTCTTCTGATTGTGCGCGAACCAGATTGGTCAGTTCACCAAATGCCTGCTGTGTTTCACGCAATTTCTTATCTTGGCTAAGCAAGTTTGGGCGTGGCGGAGCATTGGGATCTACTGCTCGTTTCTTTTTCTTTTTAAATTGTAGTGGATTAAATGCCATCTTTCGATTCCTCTGAGAGCTTATATATAATTATACATTTTTCTACAGCTTCTGTCAAGGCTGGGTTTAGATTGCGTTTTGGATATATTTCGTTCCAAAGTCGCTGTTCAACCTGTTCCCGAGCCTGCCAACTCTGGCCAATCATCACACGTTCAGTAGTGCCTTCTAGCCGTGCATAGGTGGTCAATCCACCGTCTGGACTTTCGTATATATAAGTCGCTCCTGGTTTTAAACTACCCATCGATCTTCCTCAATTTCAATCCCACAGATACACGCAGGACATTTTCAGTAGGTGCTTCTGCATAGTGTAGCAGTTCAGCATCAAATAATACACCAAAATTTTCTTTAGGTGTGATTACCCTAGGCTCCGTATCAAATATATGCAATCGCCCTCCCCATTCATACTGCCATGGGTTAGGAAAATAAACCAATGCATGAGTAGACTTACCATAGTCCGAATCGCGATGCACGGCAGCCTGCTGGCCCAGTGTTTGGCCATTGACATGATAGTCCACTAGAGCATATCCAGTTAGTTTATTGATCAAGATATCAGCTATGTCTGCACTGATCTTCTTGTCGAGATTCCAAATAGGCTTCTGTGGATCGTTGCTGATGTATCCCCAACCCCAAGCAGATGATGCTAACCTTGTCCTTACATCAGTTAACTCAGCTGGTGATAATATCTGATCGATTAGTTCCAATGCCTGATGACCCCTGCTATGATAAAGCAGTTGGTAATGATATAAAATAATACGATACTGGTCCTGAACGCCGCTACTATGTCTGCTTCACGATCAGTAATACCTTCCTTTTGGCCCAACGCCTTAGCCCAAAGTCTCCACATGCTCACTGCCTTTCTTACCATATTTTGCTATAATCAACTACTTCACTTTGTCGGCTTATGTCTTTGACGAAATAAGCGCATAGGGGTTGTTCTCCATCATTGATAGGAACGGCCAACATCTGTCCTGGACGCAGTTTAGGAAAATACCATTTGACATCTTGATAGATGTCAACGATTTCCACTGGATGGAACTCTGGTTTGAAACTGGTCAAGGGATTAAACGTGTAAGCTGAAAATCCACGATCATTGATTGACGTTAAAGGAATAACTTCTAAGTCGCCAAAGTCACTTTCGCCAATCAGCACCTGCCAGTCCACAGGCATTTTAACCAAGTTATTGCCAATGCGCAAGACCAGGGCTGGGCTATTAAAACTTTCTAAGAAGATCAGTGGGATAAAGAAGTAGTCAGGGTTCTTTGGATCGCTGTTGTCTAGTATAGCGAAACGCAGATCCTCGACTTCATCAGGTATCTCATTCATCTCATATGCTGTGTTTTCTAGTGTTAGTATATACATAAATTACTGCCAATCAGTCTTTTCGACTATGAATGGGTAGTTGGCCTCCTTATAAAATTGCTTACGTTTGGTTAAATGCCTTTTGGCAAACTTACATGTTGATGTTATGTCCCAGATCTGGACGAAATCTTTGTCTTCAGCCTTACGTATGCCACGCCCAATCGACTGAATAACTCGAACGAAACTCTTACCAGGCTCCACAAGCACAAGATTAAAAATTCTAGGGATATTAATACCAACAGCAGCGACACCATAGGTAGCGACAATAACTTTGTCATCCATGCTCGCAACGTCATCATAATGTTCTTTTCTATCATCTGCTTTAGTGCCTCCTGACACGAATACTGAATCTTTGATACGATCTACTAATGCCTTACCTGGTGCCAGTCTATCCACCAGCACAAGAGTGTTACCTGTCTTACGGATTGATTCTACCAGTTTGGCTATGTAATCTAATCGCCCTTCTGTTTCTAATAGATACTTTAATTCACTTTGATAATCTCGATATTCCACATGATCAACAAGTTGTAGGACATTTACATGGCACTGTGCCAGCACACCCTGCTCTTGTAATTCACTGGCACTTAGACGCCCAATAACGTCACCGATTGAACACTTTAGGCTGACGAATTCGTAATCTTCTTTAGGAATCGTACCAGTTAGGCCCCAGCGTATAGGTATATGTGACATTACTCCCGTTAATAAAGTTTTCAGTGCATCAGCTTTGGCCATATGCACTTCGTCGACCATAACACAGACGACATCTT